CTAGTCCTCCTTTCCATGTTGGGATGCATTGATTTCACGATAGACTTGACTGAACTTCATCAAGTCCTCGTGCTTGCCGATAGCTAAGAGCTCACCTTTTTCCAAGAGGAGAATCTGGTCTGCCATCTGTAAAGTCGAGGTTCGTTGAGAGATCAAGATTAAACTTGTGTTAGGTAAGTTCTCTCGGATAGCTCTCAAGAGCTTGGACTCGGTAATGGTGTCGAGGGCCGAGGTTGCATCATCTAGGATGAGAAACGGATCTTGGCGCAGGACTGCTCGGGCGATAGACAAACGTTGTGTTTGCCCGCCTGAGAAATTTCGTCCTCCTGCCTCAACTAGTGCGTCTAAGAGTCCTTCCTTTTCACTGACAAAATCCTTAGCTTGCGCAATCTCCAAGGCCTGCCAGAGTTCTTGATCAGTCACTTCTTGATTTAAACCCAAAGTTAAGTTGGAGCGAATGGTTCCCTTAAAGAGTTCTACTTTTTGGGGCACATAGGCAATCCAAGACCGCCACTGCTCCAAATTAAGAGGACTACATCCATCTCAATAAAGGATAGTAAAATTATTGATAGAAAAAACCAGCATTTAAGCTGGTTGATTAAAATTCTAATAAGTTGCTTTCTACGACTGCCTCAAGTGCTAGAGATTTTTTCCCTTGGTCTACAAAATCAATAGTGATTGTGTTGTCTTTGATTTCTGTTACTTTACCAGTTCCAAACGCTGGATGTTTAACTGTTGAACCTACAACTCCTTTGTGAGACTCAATCCACTCTTTGACTTTCTCATTTTCTTCCTGGGGCTGAAGAAGACCAAACTGTTTCATCAATTCGACTGCCTCAAAATATCCATCTACAAATGTCTGTTTGAAATCTGACCCCATAGACAGCTCTGAGCGTTTTACAGGCTCGCCAAGCCCTAGCATTAGTTTAATAGCTTTCAAAATGACGTCATCAGGGACGTTGCGACTGTCAAGCTGTCCGCCAACTGCGTCACCATAAACACCGTAGAAATGGCCATCTTCGCCATCAAGACCGTAAATATCCATGATATTACTTGTACTAAGATTGCAATAAACTGCTCCATCTTCATTTACAATAGCATACGCTACATTGTTATTTTTAATTTCTTCAAGTAGTTGTTTTGCGTTTTCCATTTCTAGCTCCTCTGCATAGTTTGTTAATTTGATAGCATTTTCTAAACTCATTTTTTCGATTGGAGTTTTGCCTGTGACCCATCTGCTGATTGTAGTGTCACCAATTCCAGTAGCTTTAGAAATTCTATAAGCTGTTACAGTCTTTAGTAATTTTTGGATTTTGTTAAAATCTGCCTTACTCATTTTTTGTTATCTCCTGAATACCAAGCAATAGCGATCGCCAAAATTGCTACAAATAAAATAATTTTCATCTTGATTTTTCTCTCACTTTCTTATACAATGAAAGGCAAGGAGAGCTTTCGCTCTCTTACCCTTTAGCGATTATCTCTTCCTGCGTCTGCAAAACTTGGGAGCGATTTTCGCTTTTTTCTTTTGCTCTTTTAGTACTTGGTACCAAGAGCGACCCTCTTTTGAGATTGCTACTGCAATCCCTACCGCAACTGTGACCCTTGCCAGCCACTCGTCTAGGTTGTCCATTTGTATCACCTCCTTACATTATTTATTATACCGCATTACACTGCGTTAGTCAAGTCTTTTTAAACATTTTTTGAACTTTTTTAATTCAGAAAGTACTTTCAGACAAACAAAAAAACCGCAAGCCTGAGCCTGCGGTTAGTTTAAGAAGAAAAATAGAGTCTCCTTTCTTTATTTAAAATTTATTTTGTGGTGATAAGTCCATCAGGTAATACATCAAATGCTGGTTTGTCTGAACGACTACCATCTTCGTTGACATAGTACCAGCCTCCTTCGACTTTAACAAGTTCTTTTGAAGACATTTCGCCATTCTCTTCTTTGAGATGGTATAGTTTGTCCTTGTATTGAACCCAGCCAGTAACCATCGCTCCTGAAGCATCAAGATAGTACCATTTACCATTCACAAGCACCCAACCAACAGCCATTGCGCCGTTTTCTTTTAGATAATACCACTTACTATCATCCTTCAACCAGCGAGAAGTTATTAAATAACCTCTCTCGTCAAAGTAATACCAGATACCATCAATCTTTTCCCACTCCTCTTTTGGATAAGTACCATTGGGGTATTCATACCACCGTCCAGTATCATTTCTCTTCCATTTCGGCTTAGCTTCTTCATCATCTAGTAAAACAATGTTCTTGTCATACGGATTTGAAGAGTATTGCCACCAGCGAATTCCGTCCATTGATGGGAAATATTCAAAATCTGCATTTCCATCATTTAGCCCATAGCCAGCAATCCAAAGAGAATTAGGAAATTGTGCAAGAATTTGATGGTAGTCTATGTTTGCAAGCGTGAAAGGTTTATAGCTATAATAAATAGGCTTATAACCCGCATCAGCAAGAATTTGCATGAAGCGCAAGCAGGCGCGTGTGTTAGCTTCTACATCTTCACTTGCGTGGTCTTCATAATCAAGTACCAAGTAAGGCACTTGTTTAGGTACATTATCAAGGAAGTAGCGTGCCTCTCGTTCGGCTTCTTCGATGTCACCTCCAAACCATGCGAAATGATAAAATCCAACAGGGGTTGATTGTTCAATTTGAGCGGACAGGCAAGGGTTTAGGTAATTTGTACTTTCAGAAACTTTGATAATAGTATTCTGTGTACCCATATCCTCCAAAATACCTGTAATATCGTATCCATTGTGACTGGATACGTCGATGAATAAGTCGTTTTTCTTCATTGCCCTCTCCTAGTTTTGGACTGGCTCTTGATAGTCAAGAGCGCGTTTGCTATCAGAAATTCCTGCAGTTGTTGGGTCTGGAATGATATTTAGGATATTTACAATCGTCAACCCCACAAGATAAGGGTTCGCAAAGAATTTGCCAAGCAAGTCTAAAATGACTCCCCAACTGACCAAATCCTCTAGTTTTAGATTGAAATATGCGAGAATTGGCAAAACTAGTGCAAATGCCACTCGCAATAAGAATGTTTTATTTTTAAAGTTAAAACGTACTTTCCAGTTGATCATGTGTTATTCTCCTTTTTCGATTTCGTCCATGCGGTCGTTCATGCGGACCATTTCTTTTTGAATGTCACCGACTGTATATGTAATTGTGGTTAATTCTGTAGTGGTTTTTTCAAGATGAGTCATCAAACGCTCTTCTCGTCTGTTAGAGTCAGCCTTTGATTGCTCATGCAAATCCATAATCTTCTTCTCTCGCTTGTCCGAGGTCTTAATAAGATATCGAATTATAATAAAGAAAAGCAAGATAAACAAAATCGCCCAAGCAACCTGGCTTTGAGCGATTTTTTCAGCTTCTTCAATCGGCATATAACCTCCTTTATCTATACTTCTTTCAGATTAAATTTCAAGCCTCGGAATTTACTAGCAACTCCAGGGCGATTCTTGGCTGTGATTCGATAAAATCCAACATCGAGCACAGCGCCGTCTGATAATGACTGTTCATTTGACGTCATAATCACGTTGTCTCCAAAATAGTGGACAATTGACGGACGTTCAATATAAACCGAAACCTCAAACATTGTCTTTGTTTGAGTAGAATTTAGTTGTCCTTCTAAATCGAAACCATCAGTTCTAGTAGTCCACTTCACATCTTTTTGTTCATCCGTCAAAAAATCTGAATAATTCAAATCAGATGCCACTTTGTTATTTTGATACCCAATTTTAATAACCCCTGAAACAAATACCGTTTGAGGAATCAACTGACTAGCTAAGAATTCTGCCCCTTTTTGATGTCCAAGATCTCCAAAGTGACACATATCTGGAATTAAATTCTTGAGGTTGTATTCTGAATGGTTCAAAATATTTTGCGTACCTGCATTGTAATCAATAAATGGTAATCCCAATTCTTTGGCTAAATCCTTCTTGATGTTGTCAGCAATCGCATTAATCTTCGAACCAAATCGTTTGTAATTCTCAAATTCAGCTTGAGTACTCATTAGTACAGGTTTAATGCCTTTTGCTAACAATCGATTTACAACATTGATATGATCGTCTCGAAATGATTTAATCTTACTAGCATCATATACCATATCATTTATTCCCATAGCAATAAATGCATAATCAATTGCTTCAGGTATCGGAGATAGAACAGCATCCAAATTTTGACGAAGCCAATTAATTGTTTTCCCAGAAAAACCTCGATTATAAACTTTATGATCGAAATTGTAACCACGTTGTTGATTAATAATATTATTGAGTATTCCAGAATATGTATTATTTCCGTCTTTTAGATTATTAAT